GCATCATAGTTAACCCAGACATCACCAAGTTTTATAGTCCTTGGTTTCCATCCCATGTCTAACCATGCTTGTCTTTGTTTTCTATCTGTTGGTCCATTACCGTGCAAGTTACCACTAAGATATGCCATAGACGCCATACTTATAGCAGCAGAACCAATAGCTAATCTACCATTTTGTATAGCTTTAGCATTCATTAAATCCTGTGGAGTTCTAATACCATACTGTAGTAGATCAGAAAGATCATCTCCGGGTTTTGCTTTAGCTATCATGTTAAACTCCTTAACAAAAAAGTTAAAACCGGGAGTATGTTTAGCAGTTAATGCTAGTCCATTAACACCAGTTCTAGCAAATAGAAAGAAAGGTCTAGCCCATGGTGCTTCGTCAAATGCTTTAGCTAAGCTCTTACTAAAACCTGTTAGGTCTTGAGTAAGTGTAGCTTCTCTTCTACTAAAGTCAGCCATGTCATCAGCTAAAGTACCGTCAGGTTTAAATATTTGTTTTTGGAATAAATCTTCTTGATTCTTAAAAAATGTCTGATCTAGGTTACTAAAGTTACCATCAGGTAATCTGTCAGCAGCAGCTAGAAATGCTTTTTCTCTAGCTCTAGCTCTACCTATCATTAGTGCAAAGGTATCGTCAGTAGCTGCCATAATCTTAGTAGAATATGTAAGAAGACTACTGTCATTTAAACCTCTAACCATGTTAGCTGTACGATATAACGCTTTATCTACTGTATTACCTCTTGTTTCTGCCCAATGTCCATACATTTGCCATTGGTCATCTAGTTTATTTCTCTCTACAAATCTAGTTTTCATTGTAGATAAATCACCAGCCCAGTAACTATTTAATCTTTTTTTAAAATATTTAAAAGATTCTGGAACCATCTCACGCATAGAGTTTAAAGAAGCTAATGCAGCTCTAGTTATTGTTGCATCACCTTTCATTAGACCTCCCATAGCCATAGCCATAGGTCTAGTAAACGCTGCGGTAGATGTACCCATGATTGCGCGAACTGATGTTTTAGGTCCTGATAGAACACTATGCGTAAACATAGTTCCCATCTCTCTTAAGAATGCACCCGTCTTTTTCTTATCGCCAGCAAACGTACCACCTCTCATTTTCTTACGCATAAATACGTCAAGATCATCTAGTGTGTGTACACCGTCAGCCATAGATATACCTTCAAATATAGTCTTGAATACTTCGTCACCATCTTGTTCGGTAGTCATTTGTAGAGCTACACGGAACGCATCTATACTATTCTGTACTTCTGCATCAATTTGTTCTGCTAATTCTTTTCCTGATTTTCTTAAACGTGAATCACCAATCTCTGCTAATTGTTGAGATGCTTCATAAGAAGATATTTTTCTTAGTCTTAAACCAGCAATCAGTTTTTCTACCATTTGCTGAGCTGGACCATCAATATCTTTTAAGTCAGCTATGTCGGCTAGTTCTCTAGCAGTAATACCAGCATCTCTTATGTCATTAAACAGAGATGTGTTTACCATATCTAAGGCTTTGATGTACATAGGTTGCATGTACTCACCAACTTTCTTACCAGACTTGTCGTATATAGGTCTTTGTTTTTTAGTGAACTTTTTAAAGAATTGTTCAGTAGTTACGTCACTTGTATTTCTACCTTCGTAAACTGATCTAAACATATCAAGGTCCTCACCAATACTATCTTGCAGTGTTTTGCCTGCACTTCTAGCACTAGCTTCTAGTTCCTTAATAAATCCTTGACTTCTAAAATTACCTAAAACTTCTTTTATAACTTTTTCAGACTCACCTGTACCCTTAGACATTCTGTCAATTTGAGTATTAGAAAGCATAGAACCTGTACTACCTTCTTCTGCACCCCATTCTTTTTTCATGCGTTTCATATCTTTATTGACTTTAGATGCACTACTGTTAGAAGTTGTAGCTCCTTGCCAAGGGTCAGCAATAGGTTCGTTCTTTGGTGCTCTAAATCCAGCATCTTTTGCTTGAGCTTTAGCTTGTTCTCTTTTTTGTACTTCTATACTTTCTTTTCTTGAACCAGTTATCTTTTCAAACTGTTCTCTAAGTCTAGCTACATCTTCTCCTGCTGCTGCTTTTAATTCTCCTCTAGCATCATATACTCTTTTAGCTGCATCAGTAACAGGTTTTAAATCTTCTTTTAATGCACTGCCTAGTGCTGCTCTTTCATCATATACTCTTCTGCCAGCATCTACTACTTGACCAGCACCTTCTCTAGCTTGTCCTGCAAGTAATTGAGCTAGTGGTGTTATTTTAAATAAAGTTGCATCAAATACAGCACCTATACCCATACCTTCAACAATATGTCTTAGCTTATTTAAAGCTGGATGATCTCCATCTTTTGTAGCTAAAGCTGTATCCATCCATGGATATTTTTTAGCTAGTACTCCTGTTAGGTTATCTTCAGATTCATTCTTAGATATAAGGTCATAGCGTAAACCATAGCCAGCACCTTCTAACATTACTTTACTTAAAGACTTTGTTTTCTTTACAGTATCTAATGCTTTTTTAGCTTGCAATCCTTTTTGAGCTGCACTTGTAACTTTTGTACCTACGGATAAAGCTGTTACACCTTTACCAATAGCACCAGTTGTAGCAATAGTACCAATAACATCTGTAGCACCTCTGACTAGACCACCCCACCATGTTTTAGTTTCAATAGGGTCGCCATCACCATACATAAATTGGTCCCATTCTGTTTGGTAGCCTTCTTTTGTCTTACCTTCTTCCTCCATTTCGCCATTGAAAAAATCAATAACTCTTTCTGGGGTAGTGATGATATTAGAAGCAATGTCTCTAGCACCAGCTCCTAAACCAATTAATGTATCTTCCGCATAAATTTGTGCTGTAGATTTTTCTTTTGGTTTAGCTTCTTCAGGTATAACCTCTGCTGGTTCTTCCTGTACTGGGTCTACTATATTATTTTCTATATCGGCAGCTTGTATATTTTGTACTGCCTTTTGTGTGTCCTCTTCGGACATCCCTGTACCAGAGATTCCTATCTCTAGTGTAGGGTCAAATTCTTCATTCATAGTTACCACGGTAATTATAGCCTAAGAGAAGGCTAGTAATCCGCAGTTACTGGTCCTGTCTCGTCAAGCCTTTTTTGTTATAAATAGAAGTTTTTACGTTCTGTTCACCCTGTCCTTCGTCTTCGAGTCTAGCTCTTGTTATACGAGAACGTGTAGGGAATTTGTAAATAAGGTTTAATATTTTATCGTTAAATTTATTTTCTTGAGGTTGATATTTTCCATCGTCTGAATAAAACGCTAGTTGTGAGTTAGCTAAGTCTATAGGATTAACTCCCATTCTCATAGCTAGGTCACGATAATAATCTGGTATATCACTAGATTGTTTTAATGGAGTTTTACTCCACATTAATAACTCTTGTTGTGATTTTTTATCAGCATTAATTTTTTGCTTTCTCCATTGACCATTAGCAGATTGTTTCATACCTTTTTGAATACTTTTACTATATGTATTATCTGATGGGTCAAGATCAGAGGTCATCATTCTATCGACTGTTCCCTCATCTCTTAGTATTTCTTCTACAGCAGCTTTACCAGCTCTCATGCCATCTTCAGGTCTACCTACAATCTGACCATCACGAACAGTAGCTTGTTTGTAAGCGTTGTTAAACACTTCTTCTAGATTGCTATATAAGTTTAGCCATTCTACTGAAGCAGTTTCTGTGCTTCCAAACGTTTCATTAGTTCCTCGGTCAGTGTATGCCTTTAAATATTTAGCTGCTGAGTCATGTAAATCTGTTCCCGGTACGAGTGCACCTGTAGTAAGTATCTTATCTTTGTATTTATTAAAGACTTCAGTACTTACATTTTCCATTTCAAAATCATACACACCACCTTGGTAGCGTATAGATTGTGCAATCATATCTTCTGCAACATCATCAGGTAAGTGCCCTTTCAAAGCATCTGATAATTCTATAGGTACATATCCATCATACTTACCTTTATAGTAAGCGTACAACTGTGCTTTTTGCTCGTTAGTAGGAGCTTGCATATTTCTTATAACATCTAAATCAGCAGATATACTTGCTTCTTTTTTCTCTTCTCTAGCTTGAGCACCTTGTTGAGACGCATCAGCTAGTTCTCCTTCCAGACCACTCCATTCTTTCCAAGAACCCATTGTCTTAATAGAACCATCACGAGCTGTTATTTCGTGATTAACTATAGACATAGCTTCGGTGTATGAAATAGCATCTTGCTCAACTAAACTAATTAAGTTTTCTTTAAATGCTCTTCTACCAGCACCTATAGTAGTTCTGTTTCTAGCTGCATATCTAGCAGCCCAGTCATGTGCAAGTTGATGTCCATCTTCAGGATTAGCAGTAACAAAACCCATCTGTATCATTCTACTATCAGAAGATGCTACCTCTGTTTGGTAGTTTTCTTCTCTAGCTATAGCTTGTTTTTTACGTCTAGCATCATCAAACTTATCTATTTCAGGTTTAACAACAGTAGCTACCATTGCTGGATTTAATCCTGCAAATTGTCTAGCATACTCAAACTTAATCTTTGTATCTAAAGCTGCTTGTTCTTGTACTGATAGATTGTCGTAATGTCCAACAGTTGTAGGTTTTCCATCTCTAATAACATCTATTTTTGTAGTTTCGTAAGCATCATATACATACTGGTCATAGTCTTTAGCTTTCTGTAAAGCATATTGTTCTGCAACCATATACTTTTCCCAACCAGCCATCTTACGAAATTCATTAGCGGTGATAGAGTCACCGGTTTCTTGTTCGTATTTAGAAGCAAACTCTTGAGTAGCTAGATCATCGTCAAATAACTTATCTCTTTCTCCTCTAAAATGTTCTTCTAATTCTGGACTTACACCTCTAGTAAGTATGTCTAAAGATATTTCTGCTTCTCTATCAGCTCTATATTTTTCTTGTTTTTTCTTTAAGAAATTACCGAAAGTAGAAGAAAGATCAGCTAAGCCTTCGTACATTTTTTGATCGTTTCTTAGCTTATCTTCATTAACCTGTTTTAGTGATTGAAAATACCTTTCTTCACTAGCTTGTATTTGAGCGTCAGATTTTTCTTGTTCGGGGATGATGTCCACGATCTGTTCAGGGTTTACTGACTGACCCGTTATATTAAATTGTGGAATCATAATTAGTATGTTTGTAAGTGAGGTGATATAAAGTTATAATTCTGACTAAACCCAAACGAGGGATTACTAGGCATATAATTACCAGAAGGTGTAAAGCTAGGTGTCACACCGGGAGTATTACTATAACTATAGTTTCCTCCTCCTTGGTTCATGTTCTTATAATTATTATTTCCCATTCTACCCTCTAGACCAGCACCTAACGCTTGACCCATACCTAACATAAGTGTCATACCTACGTTACCCATAACTGGTGGCGGTTCTGCAAAGTCTGGAATAGGTGCTACTGCTACTTTACTAAATGACTTGTTAAGTTCACCTTTCAGTTGCCTGTTAGTATCAGCCATAACTTCTTTAGCATCAAACCTCGCAGTAGCTAAAGCTCTAGACCGCATAGCTTGACTCAGACCAAATTGACCTTGATTCATAACTAACTGTCTAGCAACTGATTTACCTCTTACACCACGTTCAGCAGCAGAGGCTTCTATCATACCTTCGTTAGATAACATCTTTTTAAAATCTTCTTGATTATTTAAAATAGCTGTTGATCTAGCTCTATTTAATTGTATGTTTGTTCTTGTATAAGCACGTTGAGCTGCGATGTTTGCTAGGTCAACTTCTTGTGCAAATTGTACTTTTTTACTTTGATACGTAGACCTAGTCTGCATCCACTTACGTTCTCGAATTTTCATTCGATGTTCGTACTGTCTACGTTTTTCTTTGTTCTGTTGGGCTACACCCATTGCGTTCCCAACCGCTCCTACGGCTGGTCCTATTGCTGCTACGTCGCACACGGCAAAACTCGATAAAGGATAAATTATTTGGTCCGTAGGTTAATCTTCTAAGAAATTTAAAACCTAAGAACTTGAGTAACTTTAAATGGACTTTGTTTCTTTCGTCAACAATATTCCACAGTAACTCTTCTTGTCTGGATTCAATATACCTTTTTGCTTCTCTAGCAAAGGTATGCGGATAGTCATAGATTGCTGGGGTGCATAACATCCAGATTTGTCCACCTTCGTGAACGCCTGCCATGCCTGCCAACTCTCCGTTTGGTACCTCGAAATAAACTGAGTCGCAGTTATGAAAACCTACGACTAATGAGTTTAAAGGGTCATGTCCATGACCTTCTGTAACCTCCCTATAATCAGCAGGGAGTAAATTAGAAGCCACACGAAGTGCAGCTTCCAATGTTGCTGGGTGAATGTATTTAGACACGTTGATAAAAATTATTATTATAAACGCCTTCCCATGTTAACGTATGAAAGTTAGCAGGAGCAGGGTGGGTTGATTTAATTACTAAAGTAGTATTTATATTTCTGTCATATACAGGTACTGTTCTTAATATATTATCATCAAACACACCTGTACTGTTTGCTAAAACTTGGTTAGCTGGAGTTACCTCAAATAGTTCTGTATAGTCTGGTCTACCTATTCTAGATAGTGTAGTTTCATATATACCTATAGGTCCAAATCCAAGTTTAACTCTATGTAATATAGTATTAGCTCTAGTGTCAGCTCTAAAATTTTCTCCAGTTCTAGTTACATAGTAAATAGTTGGTATAGTAACTGACATAGTATATAGATAACCTATATAAAAATCTTGTCCTGTCCAGTCTCCGGTTATTTCTAAATTACTACCATTAACTGTTACTTCTGCATAGTTACCAATCTTTAATGCTGGGTTAGCAGGGTCGTCTATATCATATGCTGCTATCTGTCCTGTACCATTTAAACCACTTGGTTTTGGAAATGTAGTTTTACCACCACTATAAGCACTAGCTGCTAGAGATGATACTGGCATTAAGTAATCCAGATGCACTCTGTCATTATTTAAAGCAACAGTATTACTATCCATTCTTATAGCAAACTTTAACAACTCACGCTGTGAACCATTCTGTATTACTACAAACAGAGCATCGTCTTGCATACAATGATATTTAATAGTTCCCGGTAAAGTCCACCTAAACCAAGAAGCTAGTTTTCTTTCAGTAATCTGGTCAAAATATCTGTAACCATATAATGTTGACTGATCGTCTTCACTAAATAATATAATAGAGTTTTCTCTAGAGTTACTAATTAAAGCTAAATCATTCTCAAATAACTTAGATACAACCGCACTCTGTTCTATAACTTGTGGTTCACCTTCTCTCTGTACCTGTGCCATTTCAAAGAATCTAGAATGCTTACCAGCATTATCTAAGAAACCAACCGTAGTGCCAAGAGAAATAGGATTAGTTTTAAAATTAAAATTATAGGTAGAAAGCGCATTGATTTTAGCAGTTGTAGGACTAAAGACATCACTATCAGTTGTTAACATAAACTGCTGGTTTTTAGAAAATAATAATAAACCAGTATTTACTTGTATACCATCATAAATAATAGCAGGGTATTCTGAACTAGCTGCTATATCTATTGGGTCACTAGCTATTAGTTGTATAGCTGACTTTGCAAAGAAGTTAGTAAAGTCTCCGGGACGAGACATAACTATATTTTCATCAGCAAGTATTGCAAATCTATTTCTAAAGAACAACATCTTGCTAACTTCTTTACCTATAAAAGAAGGTTCAGGGTTAGTTACTTCGTCACCAACTAAAGCATCATCCCACTGTGGCACAGAATATTGAGTACCTGAGATTGTGTAATTTGACCCGTCTAACTCTGTCAATCTAAAATTACCATCAGCAGTTCTTATAAGAAGCACTGGCATAGTTGACCTTTTAAGTCTTATCTTTCTCCCGGGCTTAGCACACTCTTCCCATGTACCTTCACCATCTTTACCATTATTACCAAAGAACTTAACAAAATAATTGTCCTCTTCCGCAGCACTGTTAACTATTTCTACAACCATCCCGTGCTTGCACTGAGAGGGCAAATCACCTGCATCATTAACTTTACCAGCAACAACATTTAACAGCTCTCCTACGGGCGTAGAGGCGTTGAATACAGCACTTCTTTTTATATGTAATCCTGTACCAATTTGCGTACAAGTAAATCCATTACCTGTATTAGTAGTATTTCCAGTAAGTGCTGATCTTATATCACCAAGAATACTCTCAGCAGTAATAGTTGTTTCTGTGTCAAATGGTGTAGGTTGTGGTCTAACAAGAGCTAAATTAGCTTGTACAATAGACTCACTAGATTCTTCTATCTCTACTTTATAATAGGCATCTGCCATAAATACATAGAAATAATCTCCTTCTCTCCAACCTTCACCACCATGTAATAGGTCGTGAGTTGTAGTATATCTAGCTTGATATGTTGTTGTCTGACTACTACCAGAACCCTCTGTATAAGGTACTGACTGACCAGTTGTAGCTATACGAAAATATAAATTCTTTCTATTTTGTTGACTACCATTATTATTTGAATCAAATACATTGACCTGATAACTGTAGTTGGTATCTGAGTGGGTGCCATCAGCAAGAGTACCACCTGTAGCTCCAGTGTCTGTAAGAGTCTTATTACTATCTACTGAAAAAATACGCGTAGCTACGTTAGGTGCAAACGCATCTCTACCATCACCAGCTTGAGTACCACATCTAGCATTGTTAGCATCTCCTCTAGTAGCATGTGTTCTCATTTTAAAATTAGAGTCACAATAGTTGTTACTAGAGTTAACCATAGTCACGTTAATACGTGTGGCTGTGTGTACTGATTGAGTAGTATCATTGTCAAATACATTCAGTGCATACTGTTTTGCATAAGAAATACTTTT